TGTAACAATAAAAGGAATATTCTGAAGCGAATTATTCTTTATTATTGTTAGAACCCCATAATAAACACCATCAGGAAGATTAGAACCATTCCAATCATTATTTTTCTTTGATATCGTAGTAAAATGAATTACTATCTTCAGTCACCCATCTATCGGATTGATTTTCAACCGATATTGAGTCTGTATCAACTTTAAATTGTTTTAAATCTTCAGGTAGTGATTTGGTGACCCAATTACTATCCCTCCAAAAAAGTCTATTGTTTGGTTGACATAATAAATACCCCTCATCTGATTCAAATATATGCCCACATTTATAATCAGATGGTTCATCACTATATGGATTACTATACCAATCAACTGTAAACATATATGTACCCCAAACTTTTGTTCCGTCTCTTAAAACAATCTGTGCTCTGTGAAACGCTAAAAAATCATATTCAATTACAGAAACGTTTTCACTGAAACAATCCCACAATTGTTTAAAATTGAAGGGGATATCATTTGTTGGGATTTTAGTATAGATTTCGGATAACGGTACCCTACTTCTTAACATACCATTATCTGTCATAACGTGAAAGGTAAGTATTTGACCACCACAAGATTGAATACCAAAAACATAAACGTTATAAAACTCTTTATCGTCTTCAATGTTTTTAGTAAAATAAGATTTTTTAACAAGTCCTTTAAAAGACGGAATATTTGAGTTTAATTTCATAATTTAATTACTTAATGGTGCTTTAATTGATGGGTGTGATTTATAGTTTTCGTATTTTGAATTTTTGGATTTTAATCTCCATAAAATGGTTGATGATAGAATACCTGTTTGTCTTGAGGCTTCCGCCAAACTCTCATAAACAATATCATCAATTTGGACTTGTGTCATATTAGTTGGTTTTTTACCTTTTCTTTTCTCACTTAATATTTTTTTAGTTTCTTCCGAATGTTGTTTACCAAAAAATGGGTTATTATTTTCAGTTCTAGGTCTACATTTGTTACAATGAGTGTGACCGTAACCTATTCTTTTACCACATTCACAATAGATGTAAGTTAAACCCCCTTTCCAATTTGGGTTCTGTTCTTTATTATAACTTCTTCTATTATCTAATTGCTTTTTAACTATTTCTTTATGCATTTTTTTACCCTTCCAAAATCCGTCTTTACCATGCATTCCATTTTTCTCACCAGACACATTTTCACTTCTTATTTTTCTTTCATCATCACTTATATTGTCCCAATACTTTTTTGTTGAGCGTCTTTGGTTTTCAACCCAATTCTCATCATACTTAATAAATTCAGATAGGTCTCCACCTGTACCACCTTCTGTTAAATTATAACCGTTTTCAATTGTTTTGAGTTTATTAATCCAAAAAATTTCTTTTTCATTCAACTCGTCTTTATTAGAACACTCTTCTAAAATAGTTTTAGAGAAATTTTCTAATCCGTATTTTTTTATTGCCAACTTAATCAACTTTCCACTCCCAAAATATTTATCAAATAATAATCCACTATATTGTCCGATATAAGATTTACCGTTTATATTGTTTTTGATTTCATACACTAAAAACTTCTTCATATTGATTTACTTTAAGGTTTACCCTTTAATATAAATATCTGTAATTTTAAGAAAAGTTAATTTGAAAGTGGCATTTTTATTGATGAGTGACTTTTGTATCCATCAATCTTAAAATCCGATGGTTCTAAATGACCAAACAAACTAACATCAAATCCTTTCCAAAATGCGTCAGTTTTTGGTAATTTTAATTTTGGTAATTCGAAAGGTTCTCTCGAGTGGTATGGTATTTTGTATGATTCATAGTATTCACTCAATCCACCACCAAAAGGAACTTGTTCATCAACTGCTGTTTGGTAAAAATTTCCCATGGCGGTTTTTAACAATTCATGTCTTTCTTCTGGCGTATAAGGTCTACCAATTTGTTCCTTAACACCTTCAATTTGATTGAGGTATATGTGGCAATCACCTAAATTACCAATTAATTCATCTGGAACCATATTTACAATTTTACCAATAATCTCTAAAAGAAGCGCGTATGATGCAATATTAAATGGCAAACCCAATGGGACATCATTTGACCTCATATTAAACATTAAAGAGATTGCTCGTTTAGGTACACCATAGGGTCTAAACCATTCATCCATACTAAATTCAACATTAAAGTCTCTCATTGGTAAAACTACATTGGATTTATTGTTCTTCATCCAATTAAGTCTTTCCTCATCACTCAACTCTCTTGTATAAACTTGAAATCCATAATGACAGGGTGGAAGAACCATTTGGTCTAATTCACCTACATTCCAAGCGTTAACCATCATTCTCCTTGAGTCAGGATTTGTTTTAAGGTCGTTGATTAAGATTGATATTTGGTCAATAACCATTTGGTCTGCCTCATCATAGATATTTTCATATGAACCATCTGTTGATAAATACATTTTCTTTTTAGTCCAACTTCTCCATTGCTTACCATAAATTGGACCTAACTCACCCCACTTCTTAGCAAACTCGTCATCTGTTTTGATTTTGTTGATGAATTCTTCTTGTGAATATGGAACAAACGTCTTATTCGGTTGGTTTATTAAATCATCAACATGACAATCTTTTTCATTAAAAATAAGTTTGTTTATGTAATTCTTATACGCATCACCATCCCAAATATGACAACCATTTTCAACAAGGAACTTAATGTTTGTATCACCACGAAGGAACCACAACAGCTCAGTTACCATAGTTTTAAATGCCATTTTCTTGGTTGTAAGTAATGGGAATCCATCACTCATTTTGTGGCGAATTTGTCTTCCAAATACAGAAATTGTTCCAGTACCTGTCCTGTCCTTTTTTTCCACTCCATTATCTATAATGTCTTGTAGGAGTGATTGATATGATTTATCTAAATTATTCATGTTCGTAGAATACAATAGTATTATTTGAAGGAATTCTAATTATCGGAGCATTTAAACCGTCTCTTTGTTTTTGGAATATCTCATAGATTCCATCAATTAATTTAACAGTCATTACATCTTTGTAAGACTTTTTGGTACCACTTACCAATTCAAGGGTTAGGGTGTGTTGTTTGGTGTTAAAGATTATAGTATTCATATTTTTCAAGGCATTAAAAAACCTTCTCCCTAATAATAAGAAGAAGGTTTTCAATAATCAATTAGATTTACTGACCGATAACTAATTCGCTAAAATCAAGTTGGTCAGTTCCTGTTACCTTATCCTTAACCTCGTCGTACATGTAAGACTTAACAACTGAAACAATACCCATTTCAGCCTGAGCAATTTTACTTTCTTGCCAGTCTTCGAGTTGTTCTCCGTCCTCCATCATCTCCCACATCTTATAGGCCAAAGTGGCGATGGTGAAGAGTTGTTGTTTAGCCATGTATGAACCTTGTTCGTTGTTTTCCTTGAGCATCTTCTTCAATCTGTCAAGTTGGTCCTCATTAATAATAATTTGTTTCATTACACCCTTTTATTATAAATATCATTAATCTCAGAAGGCGAAAGTTGAACGTATCATATCCAACAACTTTTCATCGAATTCAATTCCATGTCTGTATTCAAACTCTTCCAATAACCTTGAGACGGATTTCTCATATCCTTTTGTCTTTAACATAACATAAGCTCCCAAATCAGCTTCCAACTCTTCTTTTTGAGTTCTTGGTCCGTTGTGTCCAAACTTTACATGGGCAATCTCATGAGCTTCAATAAACTTTAAATCATCATCAGATAACTTACCATCACCAAACATTTCACCATCAACAATAATAGTTTTCATCTCAGGGAATAAAAAACCATAACCATATTGGTCAAAGATTTTCTTAAGTTCAGGGTAGTGAACATTGTTCTCATAAACCACGTTGATGAATATGTTTTCCATAAACTCACTTGGATATACCATTACTCCTTCTTCCATGTTAAATAAATAGTTTAATAACAAAAAAGGTCAACCGAAGTTGACCTTTAATTGGGACTGACCAGAAGGTCAATCACTCCACCACCTGATTTGAGTTCAGGAACTCAACGGTTTTCAGCCTCATAAGCCTGATGCACCGTTTGGCACTGTACCACACCGTAAGAACAACCATCACTAGTGTAAACAACAGCATCCCCATCGTAAACTTCGACTTCTTCAACATACTTAATTTCTTTAGTCTTGGGAATAACAACCCAATCACCACATTTGAACTCTCTTCCCATAGACATAAAGTATAAAAATTAAATACGACTTAATCAACCTTCCATCTTGGATTTAATTGTAGCATATTCACCAAGTGTAACTGTTTCAACGTTACCAAGAATTAGACTCTGACGAAGAATTTCAAATGGAACGTGCATCAAGAAATCACGTCCGTTGAAAGTTGTCAAATCTTGCTTCAATTCCAAACATGAATGAATCATAGTCAAGAAAATCTTGTGCTGAACTGCATCTTGGTATTCCTCGTTTAGAATCTCGCCGAACTTTGGATGGATAATTTTAACTGTCTTCATTGTGGTACAAATATACAAATATTTTCCGTACCACCAAAATAAGAGCAAAAAAAAACCTCAGTATTTTTGGACTGAGGTTAAGGAAGGTGTAAATACGTTGAGACTACACGTTTTGAAGACCCGTCTTTCGTGAGATTATCCAGATATTGGTTCCTCACATTGTCCACTACGATTGCCCGTAGTATCGAGTCAGTGTCGGTAATTTAAGTTCACCACTCTTTTCGTTAAAACCAACTCAACCGTTACTCTACTCTCTTAAGCCTTGCGAGCTCACTAAGGGATGGCCGTCCCACGAGGTATTTCGTGATTAACATAAGAGGACTTGCGGTCCGCCTATGACTCCATTAGTCCGATGACCTGAAGTGTTAGACACCTTTCAGTTTCAACGCCCGAAGAACTTGTGCTTTGTCTTTATTTTCATATAAAGTTAGCTCTTGTGGATAAATGGACGATGTGCTTCGGGAGAAGTTCCGTTCCTTTTGGGAACAAAATGCTTCACACCACCCTGTGAACCTGCCAGCTCACGGTCTGTCAGGACTTCGTCATCTCTTTTTGTACGACTCGGAAACCCTTGAGACTGGTACCCAGCTCTACAACCCATGGCAGGGAGTGTCGAACCGTCACCTGTGACTTTTCCTATTGGTGTCACCACCTCAACCCCGATATTCCACGGACTCGGAGTGATTATTCCCCCTCAACACTTGTCGTTGGGGCAATAACCGTAGTCACTTTGTTTAGTTGTCAAGACTCTCGTCCTGCGAACTTCCCTTAGAGGCTAATCTAAGTTCCATCCTTTTAGTCTCATTACTGAGGTTATCTAACGACGCTAAACCGCCGAAGGTTTTTGATATCAACTTTTCTTGAAAAGAAAAGGGGTCACGGTGACAAGTCACCAAAAAACAAGTTGATATCTCAACCATTAATTTTCAAAGAACGTATCAGAAACTTACTCTATAACTACGGATAGTGAGATTTGGATTCCGTGTTTCTGATTTGTTTTACAAACTTACGACATCGTTTTCAGATTGTCAAATAATTTTGTAAACTTTTTTTGATTGTGATAAATAAATATCGGTTAATCTTTAAAAGTTCTATAACTATAAATGTTTTTTTGTTTCTGTCAACCCCTCAGGGACAAAAAAGTTAAAAATAATTAATTGAAGAAGTTTCTTCTGATTTCGAAGTTAACGTCAACTTTATCTAACTTCTTGTTCAACCAATTCATCATATTTGATTCACTACTAAAAAGTTCAGTTGGGTCTTCATTATCTCTAAGTGGTAATTCAACAACTTTTTTAGCATCATCCAAATAATGAGCCCCACTATTTTTAGGTCCATATTTAATAACCCCATTGTCACCAACCAAAATTAAGTCATGAACTATATCATCACAGTCAATACCATTACCATTCACGATAATATATTCTAAATCTTGGAATGGACTATAAGACCTGTAACCATCAATGTGTGGTAACATTTCTCTTTCTTTGTTTGACTTATTTACTCTGAAATGTTCAGGTTGCTCTAAGTCTGGTTGTAATCTATAGTTGGTCGTCAGCTCCTCACCTTTTTTTATTGGTCGAGAGGCCACTAAAAATCTTTGTTTTTTTTTTAAAACATTGTGACAGTTTGGATTATCACTATGGTTGTGCATTTTACCTAAATCTGTAAAATCATAACTAACACCAGGTTTGTTTATAGTGTGTAAAAGACCAATGACTTCGTTTTCTTCTAAATCATTTTTAGCAAAGGAACCTCTACCTTGTATATTACTCCTATCAACATAATATTTTTTAACATCAACATTTTCTGTTATGTTACCAGATTGGTCATTGATTTTTTCTTTGAGTTTATTCACAAACTCTCTTTGAATCATCTTAACAAACTTAACGTATGGTGCGTCGTCCGCTTCAGGGTTATATCTATAAGGGTCCTGATTTGGTCTCTTAGCCCTTCCGAAGTAGTTAAGTGCTGAAATGTTTGTAATACATTTGTGTCCACCTGAGTTCGCTTCAATCATATCCCAAGCAGGAACACCAAACCTATCCAACACAGACCACTCTTCATCTTTTAAATCTTTTGATGGTTTAGCCATTATCTTCTTGATTGATGAAAGGTATTGTTCACCGTTCTCAATCTCACGTACCTTATCACCGTAGAATGCTTCAAGGTCAGCATCTGTAAATCCAACAGAACCTTCTTTAGCCGATGTTTCAGATACCCACTTAATAGTAGATAAAGGAATAATCTTATCTTCCAACTGACCTTTCCATTTCAACATTACCTCATCGGCAATCTCACCCAAGTTAACACCCTTGAGTTGTCTTTCTTTATTGAATGGATTACAAGACGCTTGTACCAATCCCATTGGCCATGCAATAACCAAAAAGTCAGCATCGGGATAGTTTTCAAACGGAACGTATCTATCATAAGCACCTGGCTTAGATAATGCCCCACCACCGTACTGAACGATGATACCGTCTTCAAACTGAACTCGTGAACTGTTCTGTTGAGACTGAATGTAATTCTTTTGGTTTGAACTCATCATCTCAGGAGTTGCATAGTTTTTCTCTTGAGCAATTCTCTTAGTGTTCTGTAAGATATTCAACAAAGATGGTGATGCATTCATAACCAACTCTTCTAAGAAACCTGGTTTGTTCTTATAAGCTAATAATAATTTGTTAGCTGCTAGCCCTAAAGCGAATTTATTACTTTGTAATGATTTGTCTTTATCTAACTTGAAGATAAAGTTCATGATGTCTTTTGGTTTCAACCCGTATTTTGCAAAGTCTGCAGAATCCACAGTTGATATCAAAGTGATATCATCTTGTGTGAAGATTTCTTTTGGTGAAACAACCTGAGATATTGTAGCTACATTTGAACGTGATGGTTTGAATGAAACTGAAGTATCTTTTTCAACACCTGTCTGTGTATCGTGGTGGTCTGTATGGATAACAAACATCGGTTTACCGTGAGCGAAGTCAACCAACACAGGCATTGTATCACCAGTCGCATCTTGTTTCTTTACAGCAAACTCTTTATCACCATATTGGATAACCTCAGAACCAACAACTTTAATACCGTTGGATTCCAAATATTCTCTCATGGCAATTGCAGTTGTTACTCCATCCAAATCTTGGTGGAAGTAAATCTTTGCCTTTGGGTATCTTTTCGCCAAAGCGTTAATGTCACGTAGACCCGATTCTTTAATTAACTTCTTCATCAGTCCCAACCGAAGTAATGTGCAATTTTATCAAATAAATCTCCGTAGTCAGACATACACTGTTTGAAAATGACTTTGTCTTTTTCTGGCATCGCATCCATTGTATCTTCACCCCAAACACCATCGGGGGTTACCCTAATCATTGACTGATATTTTGCAACTGCTTGAGCACTTTTAGAGTTAGGTAAATTACCAATGGACCCATCCATTTTTAGTGATTTACCTTCATCATCCTTTACATTTTTCTTATTCAAGAAACACTGAATACCCCTATTGTAGTTATATCTCTCAATAGTAGTCATACCATTGTTTAAATCTTCTTTTAGGTATTGTCTTGACGTGGCTTCGATGTGTAAACCAAGTATTCTACTTTTTTCTTGTTCGTTAATTCTGAATTGTTTCATAATCAAATTTTATTATAAATATCTTATTTTATCTAATCATAGAATCAATCGCTGAACCAATTTTTTGGTACACAGGATTGTTTCCATGTGGCTCTATGTTACCAATCGGTGGTTCAATCAAAATACCTCCTAGTTCCTTGTATTGTTTATAATAATCCCTTACCTGTTTTTCTGTAGTCCTTGCAAGACCACCCCAACCCCACGAACCTTGAACTACCAATATTCTTGTGTTTGGAAACTTCTCACCGATTGCTGCGAACAATCCCGCAACATCATCATTAAAAACCCTACCGAAGTTACCGTTAGTTCCAATTACTGTGATGACGTTTTCAACATTCTCATTGACATATGGATAAGCATTTACAGCATCCTTTAACCAGTTAACACCCATACCACCTTTCCAAAGTGATTCAACCCCACCTGTAGTTCCAATTCTTGATGCTTTAGATGTTGCGTTATCAACATAAGGTGTTTGAGAGTCACCAATAATAATATTTCTCGGTATTACAGGGACTTTTGTCTGAGACTCCACACTATCCTCATATAAGAGTTTTATACGTTGTCTATCTTGTTCATTAAGTATGAAAGGTTTTCCCATGTTTAATAAATATCACATAAATAAAAAACCCCTATTTAGTAGGGGTTTCTAATTGTATTTTAAGTTGATTTTGTTGTAATTGGTATTCCCTAACTCTCTTTCGTGCCACTTCACAGTAGTTCGGACTGATGTCCACTCCTATCCAAGACCTTCCCAACATCTCAGCAGCTAAACATGTTGTTCCTGAACCATTGAACGGGTCCATAATAACATCCTCTTTGTATGATAGAATCTTGATTGCCTTCCAAGGGATGTCCATTGAGAATGTTGCTTTGGTTTGTTGTTTGGTGTCAGCAAAGTAATGCCATTGTCCGTACACCAAATTGATGAAGTCTTTCTTATCATCATCAGCATACATCTGTTTCTTCTTTTGTTGGTCAGGGTTCTTTGGGTCATCAATCATTTCAACCCAAGATTCCCATTGAGGTGTTCCTTTGACTTTCTTAGTGTGAACTTTTTTATACGCCAAGATTACACACTCTTTTGGATTGTAAATGTATGGTGATGAAGGACTCATCCAACTTCCCCACGCAGTTGTCTTGCTTCTATGTGGTGATGTCTCTTCCAAGTCAATGATACCAAAGAAACCAAAACCTATCTTTCTCATAACAGCCCATACCTCAGCTGAAAAATAAATTCTCCCACCTTTTGATTGGCGGTTAATCTCGTAAGGGATGTTGATGGCAATACGACCATCGTCTTTCAACACACGGTACGCTGCAGTCAACCACTCCTCCGTGAACTTCATATATTCATTAAATTCTTTATCGTCGTCCCAACTGTCATAATCAATCCCAACACCGTATGGTGGACTGGTAACCATCAAGTCGATTGAACCCTCCTCCATGTTGTCCATAAACTCAACAGTGTTTGAGTTCCAAATCTTTCCTTTTAATTCTTCTATATTCTTCATTTTTTAAGTAATTCTAATATTAAGTATAATAACATAATTGGCCACAAAAATACAGTGAAGACTCTCTCCCTCATAGTTAAACGAGTTTCGTCAATTCCGTATACTAACATCGATTCTACCATAAACGTAAACACCATACCAAGTAACAAATAAGTTAACATTTGCTCTCAATGAGTTCAATCTTACGTTGTAGATACCACAATGCTTTTTTAAGGTCTTGAAGTTCTTTATCGGTTTCTTTTTTCCCAGCTCTTGAGATATACTTCACAGTATTACCTAAATGGAAATCTAAATCCCAAGCCTCAATAACTTTGATTGCTTCATATTCATTGTTTTTACCGAATCGGTAATGGTCAGGATGATTAACCATCTTTTCTATTTCATTGGTTTGTGAGTCCATAATATCCTTTTCCATGTTCGCTTTCTTCCACCAAACCAAGTTCGATGTATTTGTTGATGATTTCCATCGCCTCTTCTTCATCTACCTTCAAAAGGTATTTTGCAATGAAAGAAATGTGTACTGGTTGTCTTAGCTTAGCCAAGAACTTTTCCTCATCTGTTGGCATACTTTTGTGATTTTGCGTCTTTTCGTTCTTTACGAATTTTTTTATCAGATAGATTTTCAGAAGTATTTTTTTCAACTTTCTTACTTTCCACCTTCACAGAACCTCTTACCTCTGTTTTCCACAGAGACTTTGAACAGTACTCCCAACCTTGCCATTTTGTTCCTACCATGTTGTTAGCGTCTTTGTCGTCGACTCGTTTGATTTCTCCAGTTTTTGTATTTCTGATTGTTTTCATAATATTTGTTTGTTTATTGTTATTATTCCTTAACCCAATAAAAGTCTAGTAAGGTTCTCATAAAGAATCTTTTAATGGGGTTAGGTTTGTTGTAAGTAGTAAATGCAGTACAATTCATCCTGTCTTTACTTCCTAAGCAATACCATCCTACAACCTTTTTCGGTTTTGGAAAGCTTGCGATTTTAGCTTCTAATATCTCTTGTAACCAATCTTTGCTAGTTTGTTTCATTGCTCACCTCCTCCGTAGGTTTCGTTGTAGTATTGTTCACCAGTTATTGGTAGTGTACTTTCAGGATAATCAATTCCATGAACTGTTCCTTTGTTGTATGCAGCTTCAATTCTTTCCTTCTCCATTTCTAAATACATATCCCAATTTACATTCATTCCTCTTGATTTGCATTCAATATCTAAGGCTTGAATAATTAGTTGTACTGCCGTTTGTTGTTTATTGTTTGTCATGTCCGTAGGTTAATGGTACTTCAATTACTTGAACTCCGCAATGGTCTGCGTTATCCCACAATGTTGAATCATCACAATTTAGAATCTCTAATAAATGCCTTGCTTCTTCTTCTGTTGTTTCTTTGGTATTGTAAATAATGAGAGTTCTTTTTGTGGTAACGGGTGCTAAATTCTTAAGGTGTTTTTCAATCATTGATTCGTGGAATTTTTCTGGGTAATTTTTAAGGTAATCTCTAATCGCCTCAGCAGTGTTTAGCAATTGTTCTTCAGTGTATAGTTTCATTTGTTACCTCCCTTGACTATTTCAATTAATTTTTTAAGACAAGCAAGTTCTGCTTCCTCGTAAGTTTCAAATCCAAATCCTTTTGTCCAATTTATTTGGTAGTAGTAAAACGAAAACTCTTTGTCGGTGTCTTTTTTAAATCCAATATAAGAATCTACATAGTGCTTCTCTCTAAACCATCTAAATGCTTGTGAGAATGTTGGTGCACGTACCCATCCGGGTCTTAACCATGTCTGGTCAGTTGTCAGAATCATTCTAATCTCGTGTTCTGGTTCCGGTGACCAACTCTCTTCCCAATTGCAAAAACACTTTTCATCAAATCCAAGTTGCTTTAACTCTAAAGCAAGTTCATAGGGTACAAATTCTTTGTTCATCTCCGTTTGTTGTTTATTGTTTGTCATCTCCGTACTTTTAACATACTCAACCTTTTGAGCGAATGTCATAGGTTCACTATTGCTAAATTGGTTATTAGGGTTTTCTTGTTGGGGTTGTTGTTTATTGTTTGTCATAGTGTTTGCTCCCTTGCGAAAATTTTAAATGTGTTTCCTTTACCATCACTAAATAGAATATTAGAATCAGACCTATTACCAATGGTCAAAATCAATTCTTTTGTGTCATCTTTGGGTCGTCCAAGTAATATAGGTTCATCATTATTGAATTGAAATACCCATTCTACATTTTCATATTTTTTAATTACCAATGTGAATAACTGGTCAAATGCCGTTTGTTTTTTATTTTTTGTCATTGTTTGTGTCTTTAACCCAATAAAAATCTAGTAAGGTTCTCATAAAGAATCTTTTAATGGGGTTAGGTTTGTTGTAAGTAGTAAATGCAGTACAATTCATCCTGTCTTTACTTCCTAAGCAATACCATCCTACAACCTTTTTCGGTTTAAGTGATGATGATAATGTGGATTCTTTTGTTGTTTTTTTATCTTTATTCATTTTCTATTTTTTTGATAATATCCTGTTTACTCAATCCTTTTTGATAAAGTTCATAAAATTTTGATGCCCAACCATCCATAAAGATTAAGGCATCGGCACGGAACAACTGTCCGAGATTTTCTTCTTTGGTTTTGATAACCAACTCTTTGTCTACAATTCTTTTATTGAAACCCATTTGTGCTCTGAATTAAGTGTAACTGTTATGATATGTTTTCTATTCCATTCGGAAGGTAAAATCAAAGATAAGAAATATTCTCCATTATTTCTTTGGTACAAATGATAAATTTCACCGATAACAGGTTCAAAAGTATAGTTGGAGTTATATATCAACTCATTTAGGTTAACTTCGTCAACTAAGTTGTTGTACTCTTGAATTAATTCTTTGTATTTGTTGGTGAATGTCTTTTGAACTTTGTCCACCCCTCTTTCTTTGAATCCACTAACGTCGTCTAATTTGATAATTGGACCTGAAACGTTTGTAGCATACGGTAATACTGATGAAACATATTTTTGTTTATCATCATCCCATGCAACTAAATCAGGCTTCTTTGTCGAGGTGTTGGTTGACATAATTTCTAATTTTTCTTCCAAGTTCCATGTCGTTTGGATTTTCTTTTACCAATTCTATGATTTCTTTTATTGTCATGTTATTACTTTTTAAAGTTATAAAACTTTGATGTTTGAAAAACATAAGTGAGAACTCTTCTCTTCATCAATGGTAATAAACTTTCCTCAAAAGGGAATTTTTGTTTGGATGTAAAATCAAAAAATGGAATAGAGTAGTCTGTCAACTCAAAGGTTGTATTTTCTAACGCAGTTTTATAAAAGTCTTTCTTTTTTCCTGAATAGATAAGCTCAACATTACACTTATTTGTTGGGTTATCTTCCATTGTGGTTTCAATACGATATTGAAATATCAAAAACTTTGAGTCGTAGTTAACCCTTAAGAATCCAATATCATATCTTTCAATTGGTGACATGTTTACAAACTCCATATCTAAGGAATCATAAACAACTTGCCAAACAGACTTGGCAATCATAAAATACTCTTTGAACTTGGTGTTTGCCATTTTGGCAATCTTCATAAGTTCATCTTTTTCTTCTTGGTTATTAATCTCAACCGTCTGATATTCTAAATCAGATATGAGAACTTCCTCGTCGGGTTCAAGCTCTTCTTTTTTTAATAACAGTAGTTTTTGTTTTTCTAAAAAAACACTGGTGTTGGCATAATGAAGAGATAACTCTTGGAACGATGGGTATAATTTCAACACACGTAACTCATCATCAAGTTTCTGAGTATAGTCCATCAAAACATATTCTTTGTGTTCAAAGTCTATAGGGTCTTGTATTATCCAATCTAAATTCATATAGGATAGTATAAATAAAAAAATTTAAAGTTGAAATAGAATTAATCTATTCGGTATATAAAATACGTTTCACCACACACCTCTTGTTCGTGTTCCTCACCATCGTATCCGGCTAATCCAACACCTCTGCCATCTGATTCAATAACTCCTTTAACCAAAGCCTCCCTGTCTATATAATTTTCAACTTCCATATCAAAATCATTTAAAAATCCTAACGGGTCGTATTCTACATTACTAACTAAGGCTTCCACCGCATTTTCAATATCTTCATCTGTAAAGTCACCCTCAGGGTTTTCTTGTATTTCTTCAATTTCACCTTCAACCTCCGTTATATTATTTTCTAAATCTTCTTTTGTTTCTGGGTCTGTTGTTTGTTCTAATTTCTTTCTTAGAACTTCAAGTTTCTTTTTATAAAACTCCAAGAATTGTTGTTGTTTCTCAGTTGGTTGTCTTCTACCTTCATCTATATAATCTTCTGGCGATTCAGAAACCCAATCATTATACAATTCCTCAGCCACAGAAGTAACAGCATTTACATCAATGTAATTATCGGCAAAACCTTCTCTAAATGCTCTTATACCGTTTTCACTAACAAATTCATCTATGTTTACATACGCAGCTTCATCAGCATCAGAATCATCCCCTACAGCATATTCATTATTATGAGTCTCACCCATCCACTTGAATACTGGTAAACTATAGTGGTTATACTCTTCTCGAACCAAATAGTAAATGTCCTCCCCTTCCTCAACATCACCTTCTGATTGAATTAATTGGTAAACTGCTCTTGCTGATGTTGCAATGATATCATCACAATTACCCTCAGCCCAAGCATCACTCTCACGGAGTTCCTCTTGTCTTGCCAAAATTCTTCTACGTTTAGCCTCTTCAGCCTCTTTTCGAATTCTTTGTTCTTCCGCATTTGCAGTAGCTTGGTCAGACCATATCTTTTGTTTATCTGAATAGTTCTCAGACATAAATTTATTTATTGACCCAATTACTTTTTTCCAAGTATCTCCAAATACTTTTAGGACATCATAAGCCGAAATATTATCATCAACAGCATCATAGTATTGCTCCCTGTCATCAAATAATTTGTAAATGGCAATCTTATAGTATTTGTTATCTGATGGTATCTTTTTAGATATAACATAGAACAACTTACCTCTATAGTTATAACTATCAAAGTGTTTTGTGGAGTCTCTTGTTGCAGTACACCACTTGGTACCAGCACCATAATAACAAGAACCCTCATGAGTTGTTGGACTTACAACAACAAAGTTGTCGTCCTCATAAATTTTAACGGCACCTTCGTTGTATTCAACGTCTCTTCTTTGTCTGTTGGTATGGGTAGATAAAACGTCACTTAACTGCTCAATACTCTCATATTGATTAATATCTTTCACCGGTAAGTTTTCTTGATAACGAACAAACTCAGGGACTAATTTTACAGCATCCTGTAAGTTTTGTTCAAAGTTCAAAGGAGATATGTTTCTACCCAAGAAATCAATAAACTTTAGATTCTGTGAAAGTTGAGTGGCAGATGCGATAATACTCTTCAATTGTTCCAAATTGAACTTACCTCTGTACTTCTGAATGAAGTCTTCCCTTCTACCCTCTAACAATACTTTACCCAAACTCATAAAATGTTTTAAGATAAATATTACAATACCCAAGAATCTTTTGAATAACCGAAGTATTCAAAGTAATCTTTTAAATTGTTGTAAACCAAATCAACAAATTCTTGGTTATAATATCTCTGATAATATTGGAATATCACAGGAACCACAACCTACAAACTAAATAAATAAAATCCTATTTTTTTGAATTATTTACTGTAAAAACAAATCGAATATATTTATGTATATAATCTAAAATAAAACCAAAAAAAATAAATAATCATGGGTTGCGGATGTAAAAACAAAAATCAGGGTCAGGCTACACAACAGACTGTTCAAACACAACAGAGTTCGGCTTCACAAGTGGTGCAAAACGCCATTAAGAAAACTGTAGAAAAGTATTACGAGAAAAAGTAATACACTATTTTTTCTTTAATTTTATCAAAGGGGAAGTTTTCCCCTTTTTTTATATTTATAGATATGACAATCGACCAATTAAACGACCTATTCATTGAGCAGGAATACAGTATGATAAAAGACTTTGTCAAAAAAGTATTCAACGACGACTACATTTCTTTTTACGATTTCTTGGAAAAGAAAATGGATGTGTCTATGTATTACGTTACGAATTTCTTTATGGAGGAAATACCTCAAGCATACCTTCAGATTCTGTATAACAAAAATCCTCAATCTACAATTGACTATGTTGTTGATGAATTTTTAACTGATGTAAAAAAAGAAGGTGACAAGTATTACATGATAATGAGTAGAGATGATTTATCAGAGTTCTTTGATGATAGAGGAAGGGACGGTACCGCTAGAGATGTTGCAAAAAGAGTACTGTCAGACGAACCATCGGATTGGTATAATAATGATAGTGTTGATGTGTCAACGGTGGTCGAAGAATTAGATGAAGGAAACTTTGATAATTTGTTACATAAGTTTTTTGTAGAACATGAAGGTGAAGAATATGATGGTGAGATAATCACCCAAGAATTCATGAAAAATACCACAAAAAATGAATTATCAGATATGATTTCTAAGTTAGATGATGAACTGTCGTCTAACCTTACAAGTCTTTATTCAACTGCCGAGAACTACGCATACGAAGAAGAAATTTATAACTTGGTTAATAGAGAATTAAAAGATTTCTTTGGTACTGAAAAGTGGGGTGACTATATAACTAGCCAAATCAAAAAGATTGATGGAACTATAGTAAATAAAGAAACATTCAGAGTTGATGTCACTAATCTATTGAAAAGAATAGTACCTGAATACATCAATATGCACGTTACCGAACCTGATAATCAATTTGAGTATCAAGGAAATTTGGAAAATGTTATCCAAGATTGGTTTAATGAAACTGAAGACTATTTGGATTTTAGAGCTCCCGAATACCCTGACTACCGTTTATTAGAAAAACAAATCAATGATTTGTATTCAGATTATATCTAACTGAATTTTTCTTTTTTTAATTTATATTATATTTTTTATAATTTTTTATTTATAGTGTTAAAAAGTTTTAATACTATTGAGTCAATAAATACTTAAAAAAATTAAATCAAAAATGGACAATGTCTACTCTAAATTAAAAGGAAAAAATTTATGTAATTTAATAGCCAATATTATAATTGAAGAATTTAAAAAAATAGAACAAAACAATAAAACAAGAATCTTTGTAACTAAACATAATAATTTTTTTGTTGTTGATGGTATGACAACATTAACTACCCCAATTAATATTAGTGAGGTAGTAAACAAGTATATGGTTTTAAAAACAAACGATGAAAATTATAAACCATTAAACTTTATTGATTTGATTTCATACAATGAGTATACGTTGAATCATTTAAACATAATGGAAAGTTTTTATAATAGTTCATTGGACTTTAAAGATGATAGTTCACCTAAAAATCAACCAATCGTTTCAGATGAATATTTTGGTTTATCCGTAAATACAATAAAAACATACTTGGTACTTTTGAAGTATATCTCGTACAACCTAATTGAAAGGAATTTGTGTAATAGAATCACAATTTCAATGAATGGTAGACAACACTTACTTGAAAACATTGATGAAGAAAATATTGATATAAGTTTTATTCCATCCAATTTAATAGTTTCTAATGAATGGTTGGAATCTTTAGTTAGAGACTTATTTCCATTCAAGATGAATGAGATTATCAATCACTTGGATTTGAATAATTACAACTTTGAGGATGAGATTTTTGTTAGAGACAATTATTCTTGGAAAAAACGAGATAAAACCTCCGAAATGATATTAATGTAAAAAAGGGACCTTAGGGTCCCTTTTTTTTAAAGATAGTTTTTAACTTTTTCAACCGCCTCGGATATTTCTTTAAAATCTCTGTCGGGTACCATAAGTTTTACATCCGACGATTCACCTTTGTTGATTGTTATCAACATAAGAGCTGGTAAATAATCATTTGATGTTGCTTCAACAAGGATATCATATTCATCTTTGTGGTCGTCAATGTCTCTTTCGACGTATTTAACTCGAGCTTCTTTGAGTTCGTCTTTCATTATCTGACACCAGGGACAACCTTTCATGGTGTAAAGGATTACCTTTTTCATTAGAATACTTCAGATACTAATTCTTTAAGTTGTGACTCTTGTAGTATACCAACCTTAGTTGATACCACATTACCAGAACTGAAGGCTTTGATTGTTGGGATTGAACGAACCCCAAGTTCAACGGCGAGTTCCTTGTCACTCTCAATGTTAAATTTATATGCTCCGACACTAGAACCATCAGATTCAAGTTGTTTTGCGAATTTTTCAAAAATAGGTCCCAATATTCTACAGGGTCCACACCAGTCGGCATACATATCTACGATGAAGTTTTCACCTGAATTAATTTTTTCTCTCAGTTGTTGTGATGTTAGAATTTGCATAAAAATCTTGTACTTTATATTGTTTTAATTTATGTATCATAAAAAGACATGTGTCTTTTTGATTTGAATTGATTAGAAATACGAACCGAAAAACATTCTCATCGGAGCTTTTTCTCTTGTAATAAATATAGATGTTAGTGTCTGAATACTTAATCAATCCTTCAAGTTTATAGAATTTAACATCATCAGTATAGTGATTGAACCAAGACTCTTCTGAGTTCTTTTCTAATACCGCAATTGCCTCTTCCTTAAAGAAGTTTGTTTGTAGGATACAAGGATATTGACCGAGTTCTTTATTAACTCGGTCAATAATATATTCAGGTACTTTGTTATTATCCATTAATCTCTTTTGGAATATTCTTCTCTTAATTTTTCTTCAAAAGAATCCATATTATCAATAAGTACAGGTATTGTGATATCCTTGTCTTCCATATTATGTTTGATGTGGTTAAGATGTTCAGCATAATCTAAAGTTTCACTAATAACTTTACAAATCTTATATGGGTCACCGTTAGATGCTGGACGACGGTCTTCAATATAACCTTTCCATTCTTTAGCTGTTGATAAAGGTACACGAATAGATGAACCTCTATCAGATATTCCCCAACTAAACTTGTCAATAGATTGTGTTTCATGTTTACCCGTCAAACGTAAGTTGTTATCTGAACCATAATTTTGAATGTGTAAATCATGACGACTATCAAAAGCTCTAAAAATATTTTTAAAGTATTCTTCACCACCCTCGTTTCTCATCTTGTCATTTGAGAAGTTACAGTGTAGACCTGAGCCATTCCAATCACCCATTACAGGTTTTGGGTGTAACTCAATATCATAAACATACTCTTCAGACATTTGTTGAAGAATGTATCTTGAAATCCACAGGTCGTCACCAGCCTTTAATTTACCTTTTGAGAATACTTGGTATTCCCACTGACCTAAAAGAACTTCAGCATTTGTACCTGTAATCTCTATACCCGCCTCGATACAGTTCTCCATATGTTTATCAACAAACTCACGTCCATTGACTTGTCCATTACCAACACCACAATAGTATTTACCTTGAGGTTCAGGGTAACCGTTGTGAGGAAATCCCAAAGGTCTTCCAGTTTGCATGATAGTGTACTCTTGTTCGTATCCAAACCATAGGTCAGGTTTATCATCACCAACAAGTGCTCTTGTATTACTTGAGTGTGGTGTTCCGTCAGGATTCATGACTTCACACAAAACCAAATAAGATTCTATATATCCATTATTCAAAGGATTTTCATAAACTCTTACAGGTTTTAATATACAGTCAGAGAAATGTCCTTCGGCTTGTTTAGTTGATGACCCATCGAATGACCATTCTGGTAGTACTTCAACTGAAACTAATTCTAAATCACATACTTTGACTTTGCTACGTAGATTTGGTTCAGGTGTATAACCATCCAACCAAACATATTCTAATTTAACTTTCATTGTTTAAAAATAATTTAATTTACAAATAAAAAAAGAGCACACCCGTTAAGAGTGTGCCCAAAACTTTAACTTTTTTTAATATTAATGACCCTGACCACGATAAGCTTTCTTATAGTTTTTAGAATTCTTTGACCGTGATGTCTTGGTTTTCGCATGAACTCCAGGACGTGAAACTTGTGAACGTTCTTTGAACGATGCTGAGGTGTTTGATTTTACTTTTGCCATTTTGAGTTTTTATTTTAGACTACAAATATATATCAAAGTTTTTATTTAACCAACAAAATCTAAAAATAAATTTTCATCACCATCATAATCTATCTGTTCATCCCATATAGGTTCAACGATAATTGGATTTTTTTCATCAAACATAGAAATATATTGTTTAATTAATTTACCATTCATAGTTTCCTTCTTCATACGTGGAAGTGTTAATGTCATATTACGCCAAAGCGATTTAACTCTTTTGTCCAAAATCTCCAAAGGTAAATCCCATGAAGTTTCCAAACCCCTGTTGAACTTACCACGTGATTGTGCTCTTATCATTTCCTTCCTTCTGAATCTATATTCTATAGTCGCCCTTTCGTTTGAGTTATGTGAACCAGCCCTTAGAGATATAATTATACAGTTAGGTTTTTCAGAATATGTTCTAACACAATTTTGTTGATTTTGTGATTCTTCATTAAACTCACCGGTAGTTTTTAATACAACCGGAAAATAATCAATGTTGAATCCCATGATTGATTCTGATATTTGTTCTTCAGCAAAATCACCATAGGACCTTACAACAATACCTTTTTTATACGAAGTGTATAATTCGGAAATCTCATAATGTTCCGAATTAAAAGAACTGAGGTCGGTAAACCTCATTTTAAATTCATGATTGTATTTTTCTTTTAATTTTTTTATTGTCTGTAAATGGTCAATAATTGTAGATAATGGGACTTCAGAATTAATAGCATTAACAACTTTGGATTTTTCAAAGTTCGTCAACTTATCAGGATTATTAAATAAATTATTAGTCAAATAATATGAAGAGTTATTATTGTATTTAAAAAACTTTTTATCTATTTTGTTGAAGTAATCGATACCTAATGTTCTGTATGACCAACTAAGATTGAACCAATCTATTTTTGGAATTTGGTTCATATATTTTTTGATTTTCTTTCCCTTGAATTTATAATAATCCATAAAAGCATCAACATAGTTCTTATGTTTTTTTAAAAGTTTCTTGGGTAAACTCCATTCAACATAATCATTAATCATGTCGTGATATTTGACATCATTGGTTTTTAAATATAATTTAAAAAATTGATACTGTAATGTTGAATCATACTTTAATTCAACTTGAGCCTTATCCATTATTTTATTAAAAAAAACCTTGATTGCGTCTAACAAAATACTTTTTTCTTTGGGGTCATCACCAACTTTTCCAATAAGAGCTGTTTGAATAAAAAAAGGATTTGGATTTGTATTTTGAAAACAATCTTTAATTATGTTGTGAAACATTAACATATGTCTCTGTAATCCAACCTCACCGAACTTATTACAGTAAATTTTTTTTTGAATCGTACGCTTATTACTTTTTAAAATATTACCACAATATAAATTGTTAGTTTTAAAATTATAAGTAACAAATACAATCTCTCGTCTTACTTTGAAGTATCTAATACCAAAACCTCTTCGCCTTATAGTACTGTATATTTTCAAAGATACTTTATCATCGTTGGAGTCGCAAACAAAAGTAACATTATTTACCGTTACCTTGTATAACAAATCACCGTAAACTTTTTTTAATACTTCCGTATCAACTTCAGATACGGACTCTATATCCCATTTAACTCTTTTAGAACTATCATTCTGTTCGATGGTGTTAGTATCTGAAGCTTTATGTACTACAAACTTATCGTAAGTCCATTTATATAGATTTGTCATTTCCATTACAACAAATATAGTAAAAATCAAATAATGATTCCACTATAATAATGGTTATTTGAAATGTATATTAAAAATCAATTAAGAAATATATTACCGTGTTTTGTTACCATCATAGGTATCTTAACAATCATATCTTCGGTCTTATCATTTAGTTCAACAATAAGAGCAATCATTTGTTTTTGAGTAAGTTGTACGTCGTTCCCTTCTTCCCAATTTTTTTCGGCAAGTTGTTTAACACCATTAAAAAAATCTTCTTGTTTTGCCTTACCAATAAGGTTAGTCAGGTCGTTAGGGTTTTCTTTAAAAAACCTAACAAACTCACTCATATAAATCTCAATATCAACATTCATAGTACAAATATACTAAAAAAAAAAACAGGACTCAAGGTCCTGTTTAGTTATTACTTAACGACGTGAATATCGTTGCTATCAATTTTATCCTGAACTCTCTTCGGGATTTTAATATTAGGATTCGAATTCTTTAAGTTCAATACCATAAGAGATGGTAGGTCAGCAATTGATTCCGGTAATTCTTGTAAGTTTTTATTGTTTGGAAGAGACAAGAATTGGAGTTTTTTCAATTTACCAATAGTGTTAGGTAACTTATTAACCACACCATCTAAGTGAAGTACTTCTAAATTGTCGTAGTCTCCAATCTTTTCAGGTAATTCCAAGTTAACTTCACTACTCTTCTCACCATAACGATTATTACCACTACTTGTAAAATCAAATCTTTGTAACGTCTTTGGAAGTGATTCGAAAAATTCATCAAAACCGTAAAGAGCTATGTACTTAGATGTGGCATCACGTGGGTATTCAACAACTACAGAATTTCCTGTAGGTCCTGACAAGTTCTTCATGATTTCAGGTTTGAAAAACTGTTTCATTTCAGCACCTTCACCATTCAAGAAACCAATCCAATCCATTTGTCTATCTTGGATATCCATGAACTGTTGGTCTTGGAAGTGCCACTGATATCTGTGCATTGGTAGTCCTGTTTTGTTACCAAGTTTTGCATCATTCTTATCCATGATTACATACAATGGACCACGAGAAATGTAACTGTTAAAGTAATTCAATCCAGGTGCTGATGTACACCAACGTGTTTCTTCGTTGTTACCACCGTAGAAACATGCAGCTTCTTTACCTAAAGAACCTTTATCTACAATTTTAACAACTCTCCATCTATCACCATCAAAAACCATATCACCACCTGGATGTGAAGGCATTGATTTTCTTTCCGCCTTACTTGTTGTTGCCAAGGTAAGGTCAAAGTCTTTAACTACATTGAAAAGTCCGTCAATACTCAACTTGTTAATATCACGAATATCCTCCGGAATTTTTTGTTTGAACTTATCAAATTTCTGTAAGTCTTGAGTCGTTTTATATAAATCCTCAAAAAACAAATCTTTCTTTCTTTTGAGTTCTGATTTGTATCGTGGAGTACCTTCTTGTTCGTCCTCAGGAACCAAAGAAAGGAATTGTTTCACCAACCAGTTAACATATGTACCCGCCTTCTTAATTTCATCACCAGCTCTACGTGTTGTAGGGTCAGCTAAAACAATCTTGTCAAACTCCTGAAGAGTCATCTTGGCAGGTATAACCTTGTCATCCTTCTTACGAGGCATAGTCAACGTCTTTTTCAAGATATCATAACGGCTGTTCTCTAAGATGACACTCTTTAACAAATCATTGAATTTCATTTCTTTTCTATTTTTTATATAAATATATTGTTATTGATATTTGTTACAAAAATACAACTTTTATCAATAATTCAAAATTAAAAGTTCGGTTGCTTTGTTTTGCGTTTTACCCTTTGTTGCTGCGGCAGCTTTGGCAAATTCTTTACTTTCCCATCGATACTGTGGTTGTGGAAACCACTCATGAAGTAAATCAAACTCATAATAAGATAGTGAAAACTTACCTTTTACTTGGTGAAGTGTTTTTGCCAATCTTTCATGGTCTCCTCTATCAAAATCGTGATTAGAGTAGTAATTCTCTGTTTTCCAATACGGTGGGTCCAAATAGAAATAAGTTGATTCAGAATCATACTTTTGAATTACAGTATCAAAATCTAAGTTTTCAACATTTGTAATTTTTAAAAACTTTTCAACCCATTTTGGATTAGCCAACTTATCTCTGAATGTTAAGTATTTTGATTTGTATTTACCCTTTAAGTCGATGAAAGAACTTGATTCGGGTTTTGAACCACTGAATACCTGAGTGAGTATGTAAGCATATTGTGCAGCCATCATATAGTCAGGACTTTTGATTACCAACTCACCACTAAATAATGATTGTTGGAAGTTACCAAAAAGGATTTTGTGAAGTTCAGGTGTCCTATCAATCCCCTTTTCTTGACATGGAATTGAATTGACTGCCTTTAGTAATTCCGTTGGGTTTTCCAAACACTTAAACAGGTTATAGTTCAAAGGGTTAAAATCGTTATAGACTACTGTCTTCAAGTTTGGATACTTTTCTAAATCCATGTTATAAAAACACCAAAACATTCCACCGAATGTCTCAACATATGTTTCCATATCAGTCGGATAGTATGGTGTAATCCATTTACCAATCTTACTTTTACCTCCAATGTAACTGAGCATATTTTTTCTTTTATACAAATATAGTAAAACTAAACTAAAAAGGCAAATCAATCTGAAAAAAATCCCAATGTTAAATTTTTAATGAATGCCCAATTTGTTAGACAATTGTAATATTTATGTTAAGAGAGTGTTAACACTTTCCATAAACCAATAAAATAAAAACAAAATGAAAAAGATAATGTTGGTTTTGATGATGGGTTTAATGATAGTACCATCATTTGCTCAAGGAGGTAAAGGAAAGAAGAAACACAGAAGACATCAACAAACTGAAGTGGTGTCTGAGGTGCGACCAATTCAAAGAGAACGTTGGGTTGAGAGGGATGGTGAATATTATGTTATTGTTTCGAGAACAACCATCAGTGCAGATGATTACAGAAGAATCAGAAACACAAATAAATAATTACTTATAACAATTTTTGTAAGGTCTACATGAGGCCTTCTGAGTGAACCCCATGTCCCCACATGGGGTTTTTTCACAGTAGGACTTACTGTACTTTCTTGGCTTTTTAAATTCTTTTTCAGTCATCTCTTGTTTCTCCCCCTGACTAAGTTGTAATTCAATATCTTCAACGGTGGTGTACAACATATTAAGGAACTGATTCCATCTATTCGGATTGTATCTTTTTAGTAACCATATAAACTTTAAGTAATATGGTAGTGTCATCAAATCTTCAGGTATATACAATTCAAATTCATTGTCTTTACCACCCGCCATCGACTGTAGAATACCAAAAGTAACTTTAGATAACTTTTCATTTTGTTTAAAGAACATCTTTATATTGTTTAGTGATTCTAAAACTTCTTTCTTGTCTAAAGATGTATTCTTGTCAAGGTACTCATTTTCCAATGCTTCTAAAAACTCATTTGACATTGCCTTAAACTCGGCATCATGTCCATAGTATTTTTCATCATCTTTAGTTGAATACTTGGACATATGTTTTTCACTTTTCCTCGTTGTCATTGCCGGGTCAGTAAGATGTTGTAGTTCGTGGTAAATTGCATTATAGGTGGACTTTAGTGATGGGTACATCCCATTATCAGGATTAACAACGATAAAGTATTGTGATAACTCATTAGGTCCGTCAGACTTAAATTCAGTAACCGCTTCAGTCTCCAATTCATCTAAATAATAAACTTCAACTTCACCCTTTTCTCCGAGTGAATTTTCAACATATATTGAGGATACTTTTTGAAAATCACTATCTTCATCCTGATAGGCTTTGAACGTTTCTATAGCACTTTTACGTAAGTCTTGGATTGTTTTTTCACTTAATTTTTGTCTCTTGGATGCCTCCAAAATTACATAACGGTTTACTGTATAATTATTATTTGTAGACTTACTCATAACTATAAATATTCTATGGAACAAAAAGATAAAAATTGTAAATCTTGCAATCAAAAATTAAGTTCAACTCAGTTGTGGATTACCGCACTTTCGATATACATTTTGGGTACCTCAGTATATGGTACAGTGCAACTATACCATTTACTTGTAGACTTTATCAAATAAGTCTTTGAATTGTTGGTAGTTAGTTTGGTCCGTGTTTTCTTTATCTACATAGACCTTCAAATACATGTCACCAACACCCCCCTGTATTTTGTAACCCTTACCTTTTAATCTCAAAGGTTTTCTCGTATTTAGATTAGATGGTGATGTTATTTTTATTTCACCGTCAGGGTGAGGTATAACAATATTATCTTTAAATAAGAAGTCCAACGGTGACATTATAATATTATAAACCAAGTCCATACCAATTTTTTCAAACCCATCCAACGACTTCATTCTAATTTGAATTACTAAGTCACCTTTACCTTGCTGTAAATTGAAATCTCCCTTTCCCTGTATTCTGTAAAAATCACCGTCATCCATACCAACAGGTAATGTTACTCGTAGTGTTTCTATGTTTGGTTTAACACCTGAACCACCACAGTTATAACATGCATTAATAACTTGATAACCACTTTGATTACAAGCTCCACAGGGTGTCTGCACTATTTGTTGGAAGAATCCATTACCAACTTTTTGTTGTATTGCTCCTCGTCCTGCACAAACATTACAAACTTTTCTTTCTCCACCAGTTCCACCACATCCACCACAAGCATCTCTTGTTTGAATGTTTAATTCACGTTCTATTCCTGTGTAGGACTCCATCGGACTTACTTCAACCGTAATAACTTTATCAGGTGTTCTGTTTTGTCTTCTTTGAGCTTGGTTAAACAAATCAAAGAAATCTGCACCACCACCACCAAAACCACCGAAAGGATTTTGAGGACCCATATCGTATTGTTGTCTCTTTTGTTGGTCACCTAATGTATCATATGCAGTAGCAATCTCTTTAAACTGTTCAGCACCCTCACTATTTACATCTGGATGATATTGTTTACTTAATTTTCTATATGCCTTTTTTATTTCATCTTGTGAAGCCTTCTTATCAACACCTAATATTTCATAATAATCTTTTGCCATGACGGATAACTACATCGTTGTATTGTTTAAGAATAAACAAAAGAAAAAAATTATCAAATCTTTTAAAACAGAAAAAAAAGCTAAAGAGTTTTATGAACGGTATTTAAAATCTTCAAAACCTGTATTTGAAATGTTATATGAAAACGCAGAAGAAGTTGAGCACGAATTATCCTTGATGACAAATCAAAACACATATCAACTATTATTATTTAAATCCGATGTGTACGGAAGAAATGAAAAAGTATTTGTGGACGATGACTCAGGTTTTTCTATAATAGAAGTTAAACCTTTTAAACTTGAAGAGAAGTTGTATGACTGGCAAGATAATAAAAGAATATCTCTTGAGGAGTTTTTAAAAACTTATTGTAACAAAAAAGAGTTCAAAAACATATTTTCTTTAAATAATAAAGTTGTTGTTCAGATAGACAATGACTTTAAATTATTTTCACTGAAAAATTCAATCGATAGTCACCGTTTTATAACTATATTAGAATCTTACTTTATGAATAATGGTAGGAATGATGCTATGTTTGTTAAGGACACTTCAACAGTACAACGTAAATGGTTGTATAATATTTTAGAAGAAAATGGTTTTGATAGAAAAAAACTATATAAACAAGTTACTACTTACTCAAAACGATAGTGAACTCAACACCTGATATATCAATCACTATTTTCTTTTGTTTTAAATCTCTTGGGCTTAGGTAACCAACAACCTCTTTAAAGTGTTCTTCCTTTAATTCTACAATAACTGAGAAGGCACCTTTTGAAAAAATACTATTTTCTAATAATTCTGAAACTTCTGCTAGTTTTTTTAACTCATCCCTAAAACTCGTTTGATTCTCTCCCATAGGGTGTATTTTTTCTCAACTATATCTGTGTTGTTTATTTTTGAAACAGGCACTTTTTTAATTTCATTAATGAAATCCATCTTAACCCTGTTAACTTTAATCTCGTCCTTGACTGTCTCCGTCTTGTACCACGTCAACAGTTCCTCGTTCTTCTTGTTCGTATTCATAACCAACTAGTTTTTCATATTCATCTAAATCAAACTTTAAGGTCCTGAGTGAATCAATATCTTCTTTCTCAAAAAGACCTTTCAATTCTTGTATTTTGGCTTTGAACAATCTTTCTTTCTCTTCTCTTTCTTTATTGAAACGAATAATTAAATCGAAAGATTGTTCTAAATTATCTATTACTTTTTTTTCATTCTTACAAACAAAGGAGATGGACCTTTTACTCGAAGACTTATCACCGGGAATAACCTCGAAATCTTTAACCATTTTGTTTGGTATATTCCAAGTTTCTGGTAAATAGAAATCAAAAGACACATAGTCTTCTAATATTCTACAGGATTTTAAATATCCATCTGTTTTGTTTATAAATTCTGAAAATGTCATATCAAATAAGCAATTATGTAAGTGAAAAAGTAACTGATTAGTAGTCCGTAAAAAATCCTTTCTTTATCTGTGAGAACAAACTTTTTAGGTGGGTTTGAAAATACAGACATAAAAAAGCTTACAATTAGACTAATGATACCAACGGATGATGATACCATAATAAAAAGTGTAAGATATTTTAAATAATCTAACAACACTTAATTAGTCTTTTTTAAACTCAAGGATTTCTTTTCTCAAATCTTGAAGTTTAGCTTTTAATTCTTGAGCGGTTTTTCTTGCTCTTGTACCTGCAGATTTGTTACCAGCATAGTACTTGGTAGTGTCAACTGAAAGTGACTCTGCCAAATTTTTAATAATTTCTAATGTTTCCATTTTTTTTTGATTTAGTAAAACTTTTTATTTTTTATAACATAAATTTTCTTTGCTGGTAGTAAAGCCAACAACAAAAAATTAATTTACTAGTGACCTCTCCAATACTTTATAAACATCCGTAAACATCTCTAAATCTGATTTTGCAAACGCCCTATTTCTTGTGAATAGTTGTCTAATAAAATCTTGAATAGCGTCTCTAACTTT